TGATCTGGATCAGGTCGTCGGCCATGTCCATTGCGCGGCCGTCCGGGCCAATCGGCATCTTCGGTGCGCGCGTGATGAGCTGGATCGCCGACTTGCTGAACGCCAGGTTAGGCGTTGCGGTCGCACCTACCGTCATGGCCGTTGCGGACGTCGGGATTGCCTGTTGCAGGCCCGGAGCAGCGATCGTGATAGGGCCCGGAGCAGCGACGCCCGACACGACGACATACTTGTTGGTGTCGCCAGCGAACGAGACCGTATCGCCTGCCAGCACAGTGCCGGTGCCGGTGATCAGGTTGATGACGGTTGCGCCGACTGCATAACCAGCGGTGTCGGACGTGTAGCTTGCGCCAGTGCCCTTCGTGACCGGCTTGATCGCTGCCGAGTTGTGCAGATCCATGCCTTCGAGGCGGCCGATGATGCCGTCGCGCAGCAGTTGGTCGGTGCCCGCTTCGTTCACCTTGAACAGCACGTTCTGCTTACCGCGCAGGTTGGCGATAGCCGACGAGCCGAGCGCCAGATGCAGATCCGACTGCGGCGCGCCGTTGTCGTCCAGGATCTTGCGAACCTGAGCGATGTCCGACAGATCGCCAGCCGTGCCGAACGGTGCCGTGCCCGGCGTGCCGTAGGCGCGCGACGCGTTCTGGTACGCGGTCGCGAAGATGTCAGCTTCGATCGCGTTGCCGAGCGTGCGGAACGCCTGCGCAAACTGGTTCATCAGAATGCCGCCATACGTGCCGGCGTTGTTCAGGCCAGTCTGCTCTTCGCCGTTCCAGCGGATCGGAACGTGCTTCGACTTGCTGATGGTCATCGACACGTTGCCGATCGACGAGTCGCCGGTGTTCGGCGCGGTAACGGCCGGCGTGTTGTCCGCCATCGTGCCCGGAGGCGCGATCGGGATCATGATCGTTTCGTTCACCGCAGCGCGCGCGCCATTGCTGTTGCGCGAGACGGCGGGGATGAGGCCGACCTGCTCGCGGGAAACAACGTCCAGCGCTTCGTACAGAGTCGGAATGAGACCGGTAAGGGTATTAGCCAAGGAAGGCTCCTAAATCAATCGGTGAAAGTCGTGCCGCTTCGTGCGACTTCCGCCTGTTTGGCGGGAGGCAACGCATCGAATGCGGCGCGTGACATGGTTTTGCCGCCAGAGCCGCCACCCGATCCGCCCTGAGCGCCGCCGCCAGACGCGCCGGTGCTCTTGAGGATCGAATCGCGATACGGGTACTGATCGATGAGGATTTCGAGCGCTTCGTCGAACTTCGCCACTTCGCCAGGATTGCTCCGGCTGAACAGCTTGTTGCCCGACTTGTCGTATGCGACGACATCGTTGCCCTCGACCTTGAACGCTTCGCCGAATCGCGCTTGCACGAGATCGGCAGGAATCGCGAGCTTGTCGGCGATCATCTTCGAGCGCGCAAAGCTGCCGCCGACCTTTTCGTCGACCAGCGACTTTTGCAGCGAATCGCGTTCGGAGACGATCGGCGCGTACTTGTCCTCGACGGCCCTGATGGCTTCGGCGCGGATCTTGTCCACTTCGCCGGCGTCGATGAGCTTCTTCGCGTCGAGATTCGCAACGGTGGCGAGCGCCTTGCGTGCTGCTTCGGCGTCGGTGATGCCTTCGAATGCCTTGGCAACCTTTTCGGCGTTCTCGGCGCGCTCTCGATGCCCTTGGGCTTCCTTGTTGAGCCGCGAGATCGTTGCCACTGTGCCCGCGACGTCGAAGGCCACTTCTTTGCCATCGTCATTCACGTACACCGGCTTGCCGTCTTGCACTACAGCGAATCCGTCATCGTTCAGTTTGAGTTTCATAGGTCATCCAACCCGAGCTGTTAGGCCATCCGGCCGTGATTTGCACCGACCCTCATCCGAGGAACCGGCAATAAAAAAGCCGCACAGGGTTAGCTGTGCGGCCGGTAGACTGTGTATTCGCGGCGTCAGTCAGTGATACCGACCGCGCCTAGTTCGGCCTTCTTCACGTTGGCCTTGATGCGCACTTTCTCGTCATCCCACGTCGTTTCGGGGCTGATGTAGCCGCGGCGCTTCGCTTCGTTGAACAGCGACTCGTCGGAGAACGTGCCATCGACGTTCATGTCACGCAGCAGATCGATCGATGCCTCGGCCAGCGTTGCAACGCCGAAGTCCTTGAAGATCTGAACGTTGCCGCCCTTCGCTTCCTTGATCCATTTCGCTGTCAGGTCTAGCGCGGCGTCGATACCGTCTTCAACGTCTTCGATCAGGCGTTGCAGCGCGCACATGCCTGCTTCGTTCTCGGCGACGGTCTGTGCGACGGTCGTCTTGCCCGGCTTGATGACGAGCAGTTCGGCACCGACCTGGCGCATGCGATCTTCGAGATCGAGCAGCGAAAGCCGCCCTGCTTCGATAGCTGCTCCAGAGTGCTCGACGTACTTCAGATCTGCCTTATCTGAATCGACCGTGACCATCGAGCCAGCGCCGACGATCACCGGCTGACCGTCCAGCCCCTTGCCGAACAGAATAGGTACGCGCGCGACGTGCAGAATCGTCTGCTGGTCGCTCTTGCTCTGCCAATGCTCGACGTTCATGTGCGCCAGTTCGAGCAGCGGCGGGACCGCGGTCATGAATCCGGTGCGCCGGCCGTAGATCGGCACGAACGGGATCACGTCAAGCGTCGTAACGCCGTCCTCATGCAAAATCCATTCGGGCTTGCCGGTCTTCGGATCGGGCTTCTCCGACTCGCGGTAAGTCGCCCATGCACCCGGCGTCAGCACGCGCACCTGTTCGACCATCTTTTCGCCGAACTCGCCGTCGTCCTCGATGACCTGCTCGAGCAATCGCAACTGCGTGAACACTTCCGCGCCGTTGATGCGCTTCGAGCGCCAGCCGAGAATGTTGCCAGCGTGGATATGCACCCAATACGGCCGGATGCCCGCGGCGTTTTCCTGTGCTTGCGTCCGAATGCCTTGCGCTGGCGGGCAGTCGACCAGAATGCCGGTGATGCCGTGCGACAGCGCTTCCTCTGACAGACTCGCAGCGAACGCGTGCAGGTTGCGCCCTTGCAGATCGATGTCCGTGTCGCACCATTCCTTGATGCGCGCGGGCACATCGTCGGTCAGCGTGACGGGCTTGCTAAATGGCTTGCCGGCCAGCACCTCTACCGTGCGAGGGAATGCAGGAAACAGCGTGGCCGTATCCTTGCGCGCCTTGTATGCTTCGCCGGACTCGCCGGGCCACTGCGGTAAATAGGTCTTGCCAGCCTTGCGCATGGCCGGCGTGCCGCCGAGCAGTGCGTCGACGATCGGCCAGTTCTCGGCCATCGCTTCCACTGCGGCGGACTGGTCGCGCACTGTTGTCGTCATGTGTGTGTTCGGTTACATGTGGAGCGGGCGGACGGTCGTCTGACGCTTCACGATGGGATACATGCGGACGATCGGATACGTGCCGGCGTCGTTGACGTGATCCACGCCGCTCGACTTGTCTGGCTCGCCGCGCTCGTCGTAGGCTTGTTGCTCAAGCCCTTCGGTGAACTTCGGGCAGCGCCGCGTGTTCACCTTCATACGGCGCACGCCCTGCCCGTTGAGCAGCATTGCATTCGTCGACAGCACGCGGTCTTTAACAGCCGGGTTCGTGCTGCCAACGTTGATCGTGAATTTGGCCTGCTTCAGAATGGATATGTCCGACTCGGACGCTTTCTTGCTGCTGGTGTTCTGACCGCTTGCATCGGGATAGATCGTGATCGCGTGGCCGTTGTCGCGCCAGCGCTCACCGATCAACCTCGCCATGTCAGGCGTATCGCGCACGTCGACCAGTTCCTCGACGGCGATCGGATTGCCGTCACGAATGACGTAGATCACCGCAGCCATCCTTAGGACGTTGAAATCGAGCCCGATGTGCAGCGGCTCGCCAGGCTTGATCTCGGCGTCGCTGTGATTCAGCTTGCGGTCAAAGTTCGGGTAGACACTGCCGCTCGTCAGATTACAAAACTGACCACGCAAATAAGCGTCGATCAGCTGCGGCGGATACGACTGGAACAGCGAGTCGATGTAGTCGTCTGGCAGGTTCGCTTCGTTGTCGTATGTGCTGGCCTGAATCAGCCCGTACATGTCGCCAAGCGCCGGCTTCTCGCTCAATTGCTTGACGAACTGGCTATGCACAAAGCGGAACCCTTCCGGCGTGGTCGTCACATCGACGCCGTTCTTCAGGTTGTCCACCTTGTAGCGCATACGGGCGATGAT